ATAACGGGCTATTATTATACTATCAGTTATGTGGCATTATTATTATGGAAGTAGAAAAGCAATGGATAGTAAATGTTTCTGAACTATTATTACTCTTAAAAGACGGAACTTATAGAATTGGTAAAAACTCTAATTTTTACGGATTTGACTTAATAGATAAAGAAAAGGCGTTGTCTCTTATTAATGCCACATAACTAATAAATAAAAATGACAATTATGAAAAATGACAAAAGAGAAGTAATAAGAAGACCTGAGGAAAGTGATAATAGAACTGAAGGTAGTGATATAGGAAGTTCTATAGGGTCTAAAAATACTGTAAAGAAAGGAAAAGATAATAAGAAAAAAAATGCTGTAATAATAGCAGTAGCTGTGGTAATAGTATTAGCTGTGACTACGATGATATTTGCATAAATAGTAAGGAAGAAATGAGGATAAGTAAGGAAGGATTATATTTAATTAAGAGGTTAGAAGGTTACAGGAATCATCCCTATTTGGATAGTGCTAATGTACCTACTATTGGTTATGGGTTCACTTTCTACCCTAATGGGGAGAGAGTTAAGATGAGTGATAAACCAATCACTAGGGTAGAAGCTGAAGAAATACTATTTGAAGTGGTTAAAACTTTTGCGGATGCAGTAGAGGATGCAGTGGAGACAGAATTAACTCAGAATCAATTCGCAGCACTAGTAAGCTTTGCCTATAATGTAGGTGTATATGCTTTTAGAGATTCAACTCTGTTGAAGAGAATAAATGAGGACCCTAAACACCCAGATATAGAGTACCAATTCAGTAGATGGAATAAAGCTGATGGTAAGGTATTGAATGGGTTAGTAAGAAGGAGAAAGAGTGAATACTATTTATATAATTTATAAGATATGGCAATACAGAAACACTTACCTGCTACACCCTTTCAAATAAAGGTCTTAGATAACTATTACGCTAACGGTTTCGATGGCTTAAAAGCATATTGCGACGCAAAAAATATAGCTATTCCTAAGAATTCAAAAAAGAGACAGATTATTCATTCATCTTTCTCACAAGTTAAAAGTAAGAATCCAAAGTATATATCAATACTGGAAGAAAAAAACGACAAAAAATACGGTAAAATGAGAGATAAGCTAGTAAGTAAATTAGAGGGTGTGGCTACTATTTATGATGAGATGGTAGAATTAGCCCTTAAAGATGAACTCAGTGAGGATGAGAATAAGAAATTCAATAGACTGAAAGGCATAATGTCTACAAGAGATATGAATAAGGCAGTAGAAGTACTGGGTAGATTAACTGGAAGCTTTGAACCTCAAAAGACAGAAATAACTAACACTTTCAATGTAGAGTGGGGTGGGGCTTCACCAAAATTAAAGGATGCTAATAAACCAATTATAAATGCTGATTATGAAGATGTAGATGAAGATGTAGATGAAGAGAGTGATGATGAGTAGATGAAGTACTTCATTCAATTATTGTAAAAAACACCCCTCTGTTATGTATATAGTAGTATACAATGTATACGATGAAAAATACAGCACAAGTATTGGTAAGATTACCAAAGGAACTGAGAGAGGAGATAGAAGGTAAGGCTAAATCTTTAGGGATAGGAGTATCTACCTATATCAGGATGGAACTTACAAAATTGATGAAGTAAATGAATGTACAATTATATACACCTTATGATAAACAGATTCAAGTACATAAAGGATGTGCTGATGAATCCCATCTTATTGATGTAGTTAATGCTTCAAGGCAAACAGGTAAGACAATGTTAGCCCAAAATCAGGCAATAAGGTGGGCTTTAGAGAAAAAAGATGTAACTATAATGTGGGTGAGTCCTACATCATCTCAGACCACTAAAGTCTACAAAAATATAATAAAGACCATAGGTGATGCACCTTTCATACTCAGCTATAAACAAACACAGGGAGACACTGAGATAAGGTTTACTAACGGTAGTATAATAAAGTTCAGGAGTGCAGCAGCAGAGGATAACCTAAGGGGTGAGACTGTAAACTATATGATTCTAGATGAAGCAGCTTTTATAAAGGAAGCTACATTCTTAGAGATTCTACTACCTATGCTTAATGTGGCAGGTAGAAAACTACTTATAATTAGTACACCTAAGGGTAGAAGTAACTGGTTTCACAAGTACTACTATAAAGGTGTAAGTGGGGTGAAAGGATTTAAAGCATATCATTTCAACTGCTATACAAATCCGTTTGCAAACCCCTCTATTATAGAGATAGCTAAGGCTAACATGCCTGATTTGATGTTTAGGCAGGAGTATCTAGCCGAATTTGTTGAAGGTGGCAGTATTATTCCAAATATTGAAGAACTGTGTGTAAGTGAGATGTTGATGCTTCCTAAGAAGGGGGAGAGATACTATGCAGGGTTAGATTTAGCATTAAGAAATGATTACACAGTATTTACAGTGGTAGACAGTGAAGCAAACTTAGTTTATTATGACAGGTTTAATAAGATGTCAGCACCTGAATTAAAGGAGAGGATAGTGAAGAATATTAAGCTGTGGAATCCAGAGAATACCATGATAGAACTGAATAACATGGGTGGGGTAATATTTGATGATTTAAGGGAACTGTATGGACTTAAAAAGCTTCAAGGGTTCACTACTTCTAATAAGAGTAAGAATGAAATAATTAATAAACTACTTAACCAGTTTAGTGGTAAAAATATAAAGCTTCCAGATGATGAGATTTTAAAGGCAGAACTTGAGGTATTTGAGATGAATATCAGCCCTAATGGGAATATAAGATTTGCAGCAGCAGAGGGTTTTCACGATGATATAGTGATGTCCTTAGCAATAGCCCAGGAGTCTAGAAGGAATGGTAGTAGACACAGGTTCGGATTAAAAATGGTTAAGTAAATGGAGATAAAGAATTACAAACTGAGAGATTTTTTAGAGATAAGAGGTAGTGAGATTGAGAGATACACTAACCTCTTAAAGTATTTAGACCCTACGCCAACTAAACATGAAATAAAAGATTTGACTTTCAGGGAAGTAGAGAGTATAAAGCAAATCATAAGAGATTCAGATTCTCTACCTGAGGTATTTAAATATATGCAGGGGGTTGATGAAGAGGAGTTCCTGAATCTAAAAGTAGTTGAATTCTATGGAATGTATAATTACATAACTAAGCAATTAGAGAACCTTATACACATGGAAGAACGGGAACTGATACCAGAACATTCAGATTATAAATGGGAAGCTGTGGAGGGTTCTGAGAGACTGTCAGTGATGGGTATACTTCCTACTATTGACAAATTAGCCCAAGGGAATATTTTACTGTATGAAGAGATACTAAGCCTTCCTTATTTGACCGTATTCAATAGACTTAGAATGGATAAAATAAAAGGGGATATAGAACATGATATGAATAAAATTAAAGAACCTAAAACAGATTAAAAGATATGTATAACAAACTTAAAGATATAGCAGAAGTTAATAACTGGATATTCAAATATGCTAGGAGAGACTATCAGAACTTATTAAATGAGGTAGACAATGATAATACATTCCTATTCTTAGACCCAGTTCAGACTGCTAATGAATTTGATGAATATAATAATCCAGTAGCAGTGAATTATTCAGGTAGTTTCTTACTGCTAAAAGCTTCTGATTTTGACCAAGATTATGAGGGTAGATATGTAGAACATATTAAGCCCCTGATAGATTCAACTCTTAAACAAATTACTGAGAGTATAGCCTGTGATGAGAACCTAAATATACAATCATGGAATACTACTGAGGTAATCAATTTATTTGATATGAATCTGGATGGGATAGCAGTGAAATATACTGTAATTGATGTATAAATTCCTTGAGGATTTGTTCTAAAAAAATAGAGTGAAATCTATGGGATTAGTTATTATTACTAGTCTCATTGAGTTTTAAATAATTTCAACATAAATGATGTATATAATTTATATTAATAATAGAATTAGTAATTAATGATTAGTAGTAGAGATATATTAGAAGATGAAGTAAGATTACTTATAGATGATATTATTCAAGTTTATGAGGAATCAGGAAAGAAGGTTACTGGTCAATTTAGTGAGGGGTTAGAATCTAAGGTCACTGATAATAAGATAGAATTATTTGGTTATCCCTATTTGGCAGGTAGACCTAAGGGTAAAATACCCCCAGTAAGTGCTATTCAGAAATGGGTAGAAGATAGAGGAATTAACTCTCTATCTTTAGATGCTTCTGGTTTAGCATGGGCTATTGCAATAAAGATAGCTAGAGAGGGTACATCAGATGAATCACATTTACCTATATATGAGGAAGTACTAACCCCTTCTAGAATGGATTATATAATAAGTAAAGTCAGTGAATTTCATGCTAAACAATTTGTAGAAGAGATTACACTAAGAATAACCGCAATAAGTCAAAAATACACGAAATAATGATAACAATACAGAAAGAACCTTCAGGAATATACCCTGCATATAATGATTCATACCTACACTTTGATACCTCATACACATCAGATGATAGGGCTTTAATCAATATAGATAATAAATACAATTTTACAATATACCCAGACCCACAGGGGGACTATTTATTCAATATGAGAGAGGTGGTGAAAGCTATTATAAATGGGAATAAATTTGAGGATAATATAGATTATTCACTATCAGGGTGGGGATTCTCAGATGAGTCACTGTATAAGGCTATTGATGTAGAGATTACAGCCTATGGTGATGGTTCTACTTCTACTTCTAATACTACATACACTTTTAATAAAGCAGTTAAGCAGTATGGTGATATAGAATTAACTAACCCTTATCAGCTAATGCTACCCTCTAAAGATGGTATAAATTATTATTTAACCTATTTTGAGGGCTATCCTATGGAGATTCCTTTCAAGTATTTAGATTCTACTGACTCAATCACTATTAAAAATGAGAGAACTGAACAGATAACTAATGCATTTAGCCCTTCTAATGATAACCCTTACAGATTATTCATAGATAAGGGTGCTTCTAACTTTAACTCATCAGGGATATTAGAATTACCAGATATGATGAGTAGATTATTTATAAGGGAATCAGGAGTAAATAAGGCAGTGATAGAACTCACTAAGAAAGCTAATAAATGTGGTAAGTATTTGAAGTGGTTTAATTCTGATGGTTCTTACTCTTACTGGTTATTCAATCAGTGGTATAAAAAGGATTACTCAGGTTCTGAAATTGATAGAACTAACACAAACAATTTTAATAATGTATATGGTAATCAGGAAGGTATAACTAGAATCACTGGTAAAGCAGGTGAGAGAGGTTTAAAGCTTAGAACAGCAGTTACTGAGTATGAGAAAGACCATTTAGTATCACTAGTCACATCCCCTGTAGTCTGGATGTGGAGTGAGGAATCACCTTACCAAAATGGTGAATGGATTAAAGTGAAGCTGACCAGTAAAGGGTTTACATATGCTAATAAGAAGGCTATTAATCAATTACAAGTGGATATACAGCTTCCAGAAATAAATACACAAACATTATAAAATGGAAGAAATATTAAGAATAGAAAATAAGCAGGTAGACCTAATACCAAATACTATAAGAAGAACCATCCAGATAAATGATTTAGGGAGTGCAGAGGGTAGAGAGAGTTCATATTCTCAGACTGTAAAGCTTCCTAAGACATCCAGAAATCAAAGAGTATTCAACTTCTTAGGGGTATCTGGTAATATGAGTGATTCCCCTTATCGTAAATTATCATGTGATTATGTGGTAGATGGTATTCCTCTTATCATAAAGGGTTATACTGAGGTGAAATCTACTGGTAGTCACTATGAAGTGGTTATTTATGATGGGGTGATAGACATAGCTGAAAAATTGAAGGGTAAAACTCTTTCAACTTTGGACTATTCTGATTTAAACCACTACCTGTCAAGGGCTAACTATTTAAACAGCTTTGATAATACAGAGGGTTATATCTATGCCTTAGGTCGTTTTATTGATGAAGAGTTCATAAGTAGCATAAGGGCAGAAAGACAAGTTCCAAGTGTATATACTCATACTTTATGGGATAAGATATTCTCTGAATTAGATGTAAATTATACAGGTGAATTCTTTGAAAACAATACAGATTTTAGAAGTGAAGTGGTCACACCGCCTCAGGGATATGAAGTGGAAGATATTACACCTACTGTCAACTCTATTGGTAGTTATGATACTGATACAGCTTCTTATTTAGAAAATAGTAATACCCCTATTTTTACAATATTCAATACATTAGGTTTTGATACCACATTCAATGATAGTAGGGTCACTTTTGGAAGTAATGGAGTAATAACATTCAATCAGACTATGAGTACTGAAATACTTATAGATACTACTTACAGTGTAGCTACTACTGGTTACTATACAATTAGGGCAGTGCTGAATGATATTACTATCAAATCAGAGGTATTAAATCATGGGGAAAGTTCTGTCAGTCTACTGGTGAATTTATCAGTAGAACCAGGTGATGAATTTTACATCACTACCACAGCTAATGATACTGGTTTTGTTAGTGGTCCTACTGAGACTGAGATAGAAGATGGTAGTTCAAATATTACTTATAATGTAAACTATACAGTAGAAGCTTCTGTAAGCATCTCAGTGGTCACAGGAGGATTCCTGATAGACTTTAATAAGATGATGGGAGATTTACCTCAGGTAGACTTTATTAAGGATGTAATGCAGAGATACGGTCTAATATTTAGACCTGCTAAGAATACAGATGGTTATGAGTTCATTCAGTTTATGGACTTACTAACTGATAAAAATAATGCTGAAGACTGGTCTGATAAGTTGGATGGGGTTAGTAAGGAGAAGTATGGTGTACCTTATGCCAAAGAAAACAAGGCTACTTACTCATACCATGAGGATATAGTAATACCTACACATGATGGTTCACTTCTTTTAGATAATGAAAATCTAGAACCTGA